TTTGTTGCTTTGGTTCCTGCGACTTTTTGTGCGCTTTTTCATCCAACATCCGTTCAGCAAGAAAATATGAAATCCACTCTCCAATTTCGTTGCTGTCCATCGATTTTACAAGCTCAGGAATCGTTCGTTGAAAGGCCAGCGCCAGTTTATGGAGCATCATCCGGTCTGGCCTTTCAATTAGTTTTTTGCGTTTTCCTTCACCGTATCAGCGCCAATTCCGTTTATAATTTTGGCACAATCAAAAACCCGATCCAGCGCCTTGCCAGATTTCTTTTCTAAATCCCGGATCTCTAACTCATTAAACAAAAGTTTTCCTTTTTCATCGCACATAGTTTTGGCAACCAGCTTTGCCCGTACACTTCCAGGTTTCCTTTTAGTTCCTTCTTTGGAAACCTCAAAGATTGAATCTTCATAATTCTCGCGCTCAATCCCGGACATTACTTTTACGAACGTATGACCACCCCACTCAGGAACTTCCACCCGCTCAATTTTAATATCCTTGGACTTGAGAATATCACCCTTGCTTAAACATTTTGTTTCAGTCATTCGCCTGTCTCCTTTTTTTATGGTTAGTTGGTTTCCTTCTTCAACCCTTATGAAGTCAGCGTAACCTGACCGGTGATCTTCAGCGTCACATCCATTGTGATTTTATCGTCAAACGGAATGCCCTGATTAATATCCGTCACATAGGCGGCAAAATCAAAAGTCGTCTCTCCGGTATCCGGCATCACAATCTGGAAATTACGGGTTGAATCCGATTCAAAGTCATCGTTCAAATCGTCAAACCCGTCTCTTGTCCAGTTCATGTTAAGCACTACCGTCCCGGCATCCCGAAAGCTGGCAATAAATTCACGGTATCCTCCGGTGGAATCCAGAGACGTAACATCAATTGTGCCCCGGCTTTTTGTTGGTCCTGTAATTGAGTTAACTTCCGATACAGCGTTGAATGTTTCGCTGCTTGTTCCGTCTCCACGTTTGAAAACGGTTCCAACGCCCGCAATTGCGTTAGTGGTATATGCAATTTGGGTTTTCCAAAACCAAATCGCCGCAATCAGTAATAAAACAATAAACATCAATTTTGGATTAATAAATTCCATTTTTTGTCCTCCTCTTTTTACGTTCTCATTATTCTAAAGTTTAATGTGAAGACCGGGCGGTCATTTTCATCCATACCAATGAACAAAATATCGCCCACCTGCCATATGCCTATATATCTTGTGCCGTTCCACGTCTCGTTTGCGAGTTCATGAAGATTGTCCTTCACGTCTCTGGCCCTTGAATAAGTCTCTGTGTAACCACCCCTATCTCCTCTAACACGCACCATAACAGTTGGATTCTCCAAATCGGTATTGGAGTCTGGGTCAAAGCCACCTGTATCAAAAACGCTCACGACCTCGTTGGGAGACGGTGGCTCCAACGCAACAAATAAGTTAGTTCCAAAACTCCAACTGCTCACCGCCGCTTCAAGAATATCTTTTATGTCATCCGCAGGACTATTCATGCGCCGCCCCTGATTTTCGCTTTATTTTTAATGATAGCCAAAACCCGTTTGCTATTCGAGTTCAACGGATTCTCCAAATACTTCCACTGCCCAACTGTGGAGAAAACCTTGCGCGTGCTTTTTCTGCCGCTCGGATTTCGCCCAGCTGTATACTTCTGTCCTGTGGGAGAAAATCCGCCTGTCTTCCCGGCCCTTGGATTCTCGTGAACCGCCAAAGCATACACCGCGCTGTAACCAATTGACGCCATTGGCCCGAATTTTTTCAAAGATCGTTTCGCAATGTTTCGTTGTTTGGTCATTTCTCCCACATGCTGTGTGGCCATATTCCCGGAATCTCTCCCGGTGAATTTAGGACTGGATCCAGCATTTGTTGAACCGGATGAGGAAACCACATATGCGCTATTTCGCAAATTACCTTCAACCACAGGCGTCTTCACCTGAGACCGGCCCCGGATAAATAACGCCGCTGTAATAACGCCAGCCAACACGTCTCCTTCAACTTTCCCAATCTCCCGGTTGAGATTTTTAAGTACTTTTTCTGTTCCGATTAATCTGCCGCCCATTACAAAAACGCTTTCCGGGCAAAACCACTAACCCGTTGATTTGGAGATTTTGAAAACTGCCGGATCTTGAAAGAGTCGTCTTCATCCGAATACAACTGGCTGCTGGAGAGATCCGTGAGTTCACCCAGAAACAGATAACCACCGATGTCAACGTCCTGAGCCGTGTAGATGATCGCTGATGAAACTTCTTCTCTGCCATCCGGGCTGGTGAATAGCTCGTTCCGATCCTCCCACCGCACACTTATCTCCACGGGAGAATCCAACGTCCATCCTCCGTATCCGTTCGACACCGGATTGCCCCAATACACGGCGGTTTGTTTCAGATTTCGAGTTAAAAAGTTTGAAGGCATAATGTGTTTTCCTATGCTACATATCCATGAAGGCCGGGCAGAAAATCCAACGTGGCCCCGTTTGTTTCACACTTAGATCTGACCCAAAGTTTATCAGACATATTAAAACGCGCACATCGCAACGGAATTGAAACACTACGCCCTGTTGACGCTGGAAAAAACCCAACGTCTTCACAAACCAGCGTTGCGTCTCCAAACGCCCCAGCACCGGCCCAAAATTGGAAAAGATATACTTTGCTTGTGGCGCTAATCGCTGTAACAAGCATCTTCCCCAAATCCAATTTGGTCATCCCGGCTATAATCGTTGACCCATCATGAATCTGAAGCTCACTTCCAAAAGCCAGCCCGGTCTCTGCCGCAATTTGAATCTCCGTAAGATTGACCGCCAGATCGTTTGATCCTCCATCTCCAAAATAACAATCGTTGTTATGGAAATGTTTCTCAATCTCATGAACCCTATACGTCAAACTGTTAACAGTCCCGGCCAACCCGTCTGTTACAGCAGAATCAATTTTGTCCGTTTCCGCCTGTATAAGATCCGCCACAGCGTCCAGTATCTTTATCAGAGATACAATTGAATCGCCGCCAACAGTATCACTTTTGTTTCCAATTACATCCCGCATATAACGGTTCACAGCGGAATCAATACCAGGAGCCAAAAGCCCTCGAACTAATCCAAGCAATCTTTGTCCGCTCATTTGCTTAACCTCACTTCCGCCGACCCAGACGAATAATTCCCGGCCTTTGCGCCCAGCCTGTATTGGACTTCTTCTTCAATTTCCTCAAAAGATCCTTCAAAGGGCACTGTATAATCTTCCACGTCCAACGCACTGCCGGAAGATCCGAACCGCCACTGGAGAGTGATGGTTGCACTAAACGTCCCAGAGATACTCAAATTCAACTCTCCGCCAATCCCTTTCCCGGCCCTTGGACTAATCCATTCAGTGAATGTATCCGCTGCTGCTATCGTTGCTCTTACATTCTTTGCCATATCACAGTCTCCTTTTAACTTGACGTCTCAGGATCATAACTTGGACTGTCAATCGTTTCCCACTTTGCCGCCATCTTGCCTACATTGGCGAGTATCCCGGAGGAGTCAAGCACCTTGACCGTCTGACCGTACACGGTCCCGTCCAACGCCTTTCCTAACGTCGCCACTTCATACTTGGCAGACATATCGCCAGCTTTCTCATTCATGATACGCGGATCTTTGACCGTAGCAAAATGCGCCGCCAGCCACCGTTCGATCTCCTTCAACAACGCCGCCGAATGCCCGGCATCAGTCAGTTTCTCCGTCACAACCAGATTGGCCACGGTAATAAAAGGATCAATGGTCACAGCGGTCAAGGTTGTATCCATTATGGCGATAACTTCTGCTCCTGTAACTCTATTTGCCATTGCTTTGTCCTCCTGACCACAACGCCGGTTCGATAAATTTCTCAATTTTTTCCCGATCCCACCGAAGTCCTAAATGCTGAACAACGCCTTTGATCTCCGAGAGATCGAAATCAATCATCTTTTGGGGCCAGACGTACTGAATATCCATTCCTGCTTCTTCCATTTCCAGAAATCGGTCCTTGTGATAGTCAACCCACCTAAACCAGCCCTCACTAGTTTTAAAAGCCCGCATGAAACTTGTCTTCAAGCAGGACTTCACAATCTCGTCACTTTTCCGCCTAACAACAATCCACCGGGCATACGGGAAAGCCCTTGACCAGATGGGCCAGTGGTTCGCCATCTTCGCCCCTTTGTAATACCAAATGCCGCCCTCATAGCCCTGATGTAGAATCACACCCTTGATCCGCTTACGCCAGTTGTATACAGTCTTCCACGTAACCAGCTTCACCGCATCTATATCCGGGAGAGGATCTTGGCCCATAGGATCGCAACCCAAAGATTTCAAAAACGGCTTCACAATTGTCCGCCTGATTTTGGAATTCTCAAACATCCCTTTCCGATTTTGATTCGTTGGCCCTGCTACCTGACCGCCCCACGCCCCGGACAAAGCAATAATGCCGGCTGTCATACTGGTCCCGGATCTGGCGCACCCCGTAATCAGAATGGGCCTGTCTATATCGCTCATGGTTTTCTTTACTTCATCCATACCAATGTTCCTTCACCCAGTCATCATTAACTTCGTGTGGTCTCGGTCTTCCGTGAAAACGAACTATTGAAGCCCCGTCCGGCAACCCCTCTTTACAATCCAGCTTGTAGCTCAGAACTTTCCCCGGATACAGCTGTTGCCAAAAGTCGATCTGCGACATTGGAAGCCTTTGATTGAAATACTTTCGTTCAGATCCCATCGTCTGTTGTTCAATGATTTTTCGGTCCCGCAACAACGGGTTCCAGAGTAATTCCTGAAGCTGTTTATCACCGGCTTCAAACCCGATAATGCTGCCGCCGCACTTCTTCTTCCGGTACGCTGCCTCACAGGTGGCGAACCAACCGTCATAACCGGCTAAATCGCCAAAATCCGCCACGATAACGACATCCAAATCCAAACAGACAACCCTTCCCTTTAATCCGTTATTTGGATTAAATAGAAACGATTTCCGCAAGTTCCAATCCCACCGTGGAAGATCGAATTTGATTGTCTCAATCCCAGACTCCAATTTGTGACCTATCAAACGGTCAGTAAAACAAACGAACCTATGAGGAACGGTCAAATGCTTTTTCACGCCCCGGAAAAGCCGGTTGACATAATCTGGCCCGTGTGGTTCACACCAATCACCCCAAAAGAAACAACAGACAGTTATCTCCAATGGTCTTTTATCCACGGCAACTCCTCTTGTAACCAGT